GGTTGTTGGCATCGGCCATGTGTGGGAACTGCTCCTTGGTAATCCAATGACAACCGACTGCATCCACGCCTTCGAGCATTTGCATGGACCGCTCCCAAGCGACCACGTTGAAGAATAGCATGGACCTGTTCCAAAGTTGGGTGGTCAAGGATGGGTTCGCAGCCCCCTTCGTGTGGGCGTACAGGTACACGGCTTCCTCTTCCTGCGAGGCCCGGTACATCTCGGTCAGGGTCGCCTGCTCCCAAGCGTTGGTCCGGGTTACTACGACCTTGACCTTATCGGCCACCATCGAGCCTTCCAGCACCTCCTTGACCGCCTTGCGTTGTTCGGGTGGACCGACGATACCTACACGAATCTCATCCAAGACCCCGATGAGGCCATAGTTGCAGACCGCCATCATGTGCTGGTTCAGGATTAACTGCCAGTTGCCTCCGCAGTAGATGTGGTAGTAGTGGACGACTTTCATAAGGTCCAAAGGAGGGTTAGAAGGGTGATGATGAAGAAAATGGCTGCAAGCGTCTTGCCGATTTCGATTAGCAGGTCAAGGATGCGTTCGGTGTTCATATTGCGATACCAAGTAACCCACAAAGGAAAAGAGCCACCTTGTAGCCAATAATGCAAGCAATAGCCGTAATGACAGTCGCACCGGTTAGCACCAATGTAAGCGTAAGAAAGAACTCCACGATTCGAGGAATATCGCCTAAATTTATGAGGATTACGTCTTTGATGTGCTTTAGGTTCATGGTTTTGAGGTTTAGTCCTGCAAAGTTACACCACAACATACTTCCCTGAGTTACTGACCCGTAACTTGTTGAGTGCCACATACCGCATCGCATCGCAGGCGTGGTTGAACGAGTCAATCGGGACCCCCGTGTTCTTGCCCTCTTTGTCGGTTGCCCAAGTGTAGGACCGCAGTTCCTTGATAAGGTTTGTGCTATCCTTGGTAACCTGCAACTTAAATCGTTTCAGGATGTCGATGCCGTTCCGAACCGAATCGGGGCCTTTCTCCGCTGGCTTGATGTTGAAACCTAACCGATAGATTTCCTCGATGCTCTTGGGTTCTGCTGAATCCGCCACGATTTCCCAAGCCCTTGTGATGCCCAGCGACCGCAACTTGTCTGCGATGTCTTGGTTCGTGAGGCCCGTAGCGTAGAGCAGTTCTTGGATGAGCAAGCAGTCCCCTTGGCGGTAGATAGCGACCAAGGCCGTAGGGTCGTTGCTGAAGCCCCAGTCAAGCCCAAGGGCGACGAATTTCGCTCGGCTGACATCTATACCCTCCACGACCTCGAAGTCCTCGTATATCGCACCCTGAAGCGTCCCGACTTGACCGAGGCCGTAGACTTTGTACCAGTTGGCCCAATACTCCGAAGTTTCAGCCTTGACCCTCGCTTTCTCAATGAAGTCCCTTGCACTCTTGGGGCAGGCTTCGTTGTCCTTGTAAGTTAGAATGAGGAAGTCCACGTCCTCATCGTGCATCAGTTCGGAGTGAAACCAAAACTCATTGACCGGGTTCCAGTCAAGGATGACCGACTGCTTGGTCCGTGCTGCCAATTCCGTGTAAGCGTGGAAGGATAGGTTGTTGGCCTCGTTCATGTAAAGCCTGTCCCTTCTTGCACCCCTTAACTTGGAATCGTCATCGGCCGAAAAGAACTCGATGTAAGATCCGTTAGCGAACTTGTATCGAAAGTCGGTGGCGTTCCATCGGGCAGCGTTGAACCGCCCAGTCACGGTCATAATCTTCATGAAGTCCCTCATGGCCCCACGCTTGAGGTGTGGGATGGACTCGGCTACAACGCTCGTTTCCGTGTAAGGGTTCTTAGTGCAGTAGTCGATTTCAACTGCAAGGATGGAATACGTCTTGGATGCACTGGAACCGCCTTGTACCCCTTTGACGAACCGCTTTAACTCACGGACCTTATTTACGGCCGTGGTTCGGATGAACTTCTCCTGCTCTTTCAAGGGTCTTTATCTTTTGCAGGTAAACCACCGCATCCATCAGTTCCTCCTGTAAGTGCTGAATCCACTCCATCCGGGTCAGGTCGTTGCGGTCCATGGTCGTCCCGTACTTGGCTTCGCCCTGCTCGGCTCTTGTCCTGAATTGGTCAATGACTCCCTCAACGATAGAATCAGTCATTGTCGGGGAATAGGGGTTGCTCGATGTGAACAGTGTTCTCTTGGCGTTCCACGAGGTTGTTGAGGCGTTGAGTGATGGATGGGTTGTAGATGCCAGCCATGCCTCCCTTGATTTGGTCGGCTCGGATGCTTTTCTTTATACGTGAGCAGACCTCCGAAAACATTTCGTACCTGTTGTCTTTGTTGGTAAAATACTCATCTGCACCGCTCCTGACACCCTTATCCCAAAGATGCAGAGCAAAGCCCTCCATCGTCAATGGGGCCTCCTTTTCACGATAGACCTCTATTGCTTTTGGCCCAACCCAATCTTTTACGAGGATAGGTTGTGCCTTCGTCTTGGCGCAATACTGCACGAATTCCTCCCAAAGTTGTTCGGGGGTTTCAAAAGAACGGGGTCGGCCTGTCATCAGTATTCGATTTTGTCTATGAGTTCGTCTATTTTGTCCACTATCTTCATCTTGACCGCAAATGCGTTTGGTGAGTTAGAATCGTCCACCGCTCCGATACAGTCGCAGAGGGTCGTGATGACCATCATGAGCGAGTCCATCCGAGCCTGCACTTGGGCTTCGTCATCCTTCGCCTTCGAGTTCGCCAAGTTCTCGGAGTTTATTTCTGCTCCACGATAATGCCGACTTGCCACCCCAAAGGAGATAACTGATGTAACCGCAGTCGCTGGTGTCGTCAGCGTTGTCGTAGTAGGTTTCAGCCCTTGACAGGTAGGAGTGCATCCGCTTGATGGTTTCCACCGAGATGGCTTCCCCGTTGGCTAACTGCTGCGCCCGGACCTTACCCGTCTGCGTCGCACACTTGTTGCCGTTCCGCTCGTTGAGTTCTATCCCTCGCTTGGCATTGTTCCTGATGCCTTCCCCATAGTCCGAATAAGACTCGAACTGCTGCCTTTTGTGATTCTCCCACGTTGAGCCGCAAACGGCCAATCTTTGAGCCGTATCAGGGAACTCTGCATTGGTTTGATTATTGCTCATGCAGCGACCGATGAAGCCTTCTCTTGACTCGTTATTGTTCGGGATTGGCAGGGGCATTCAGGGAGTGGTTTATGGTGTTTTGGTTGGCTTCGGCAAACAAGTCCGCTTGCAGGTAAATGTATTGGAGAGCCGATTTTACGCAGTCTGCGCACCACCAATTCGTAGGCGGTCGTCCGTGAGCGGTCAGGATGGCTTGCAGTTCCCCAACCGCATCGGGTGGCAGTCGCATCGTTAGAGATGCCACATATTGGTCCCAATACTTCCTGTGCTTTTGGGCGATTACGAACTGGTCGTTGGTCATTTGAAGGTCCATTCTCGGAGTAGGATTGCGGTGGCAGATGAGGCAAGCCCAAGGATAGGGGCCAAGTACCATTGGCAGGTCGGCAGGGTCAGGGCAAAGCCAAGCCAAAACCCGAAGCAGGTCATACAACTAAACGGCTTCCGCTTGGCGAAGGGCAAAGCGTAGAACCAACCCGGCAGCACCCGGAACTCCACGACCGCAAGGGTCGCTAAAGCACTAATCAGGATGGGATAGACCAGTATATCCATTGGACTCGATTGCGGTTTTGATTTTGGCCTTGGCCTGTTCGATGGAGTAAATGATGGACCTGTACGGGATGCCCGTTTCCCGGCTCATGGCTTTCATGTTCCCCGTCTGCATGAGCAGGTTCAGCAGTTCTTTGTCGTACGGGAAGGCTCCGTCCTTGGCCCAAGAGTCCATCTCTTGCTGGGCAATAGCCCAAAGGTCGTCAAGCAGGGAGTCGTAGTCCTTGCTTAGTTCTTGGGTTTCGGGGTCAACCTCGACACGCTCGTCGTGGTGGCGGTACTTCTTGGCGAATTGATTGTTGTTGCCCCGGTACAGGTTCATTATCAAACGAACGATGTAAAAACGCAGGTACCCTTGGACCTGCATCTTGGTAATCTTGTCGGGGTCTTTTTCGAGCAGAATCAGGACGACCTCTTGCTCGAGGTCCTTCCAAAGCGAATTGCCCCCCGTAATGGTGAGGCAAGCCTTGCGGATTTCTCCGCTGCGATAAAGGTCAAGGATGACGTTCTCTGCGTTCACTCACGCAAAGATGGAGGGGGTTGTTGTTAATGTTGCAAAAAATCCCGTGTCCTGTTGAGAACCTGTGTACGAAGGAATTTAATGTCCGGCCTTGCTCTCATGTTTTTGGCAAGGATTTCGAGGTTGTGCATGACTGTGGCGTGGTTCCTCTTGATGATACGCCCGATTTGGCAGTAGGTGTACAGGTATTCCGAGTAAGCGATGTCCGCGAAGATGCTTCGAGCAAGGACCAGTTCTTGGGTCTTGACTTCGCTCAAGATGTCATCGGGGCTGACTCCAACGACCTCTGCCGTGTAGCCGAGGATGGTTCGTGAAATTAGGTCCATGTTAAAACGGGTTTGGGGGTAGAGGCATCCAATGGCTGACTTCGATTAGGAACCACGTTTGGTGTTCATAGTACCAACGGCCGTCGCCAAGCCATGCATAGGCTTGATTCATGTCGGTCGTGAAAATCAGGACTGGCTCGTAAGGTGTCGGCATCCGGTCCAAGCATTTTATCCATTCCATGGTCAGGCGTTTTTAGCTTGGAGGATTCGACCGAGCAGGGTCCAGTTGACGGACCAAGCCTTAATGGTTTCGCTTTTGTCGGGGCGGTTGCAGTTGACGCACTCCTTGCGGATGTGCAGTTGCCAGCGTCGGAAATCGGTTGGTGTGGTTTTCATGGGTTTGGGGTTTGGTTATTGGTTATTATTCTCAACGACTTGTCCTTCTTCAATGACAGTCATTTTGTAGTAGTCCGTTCCAAATCCGTATGCATCGTATTCGTTAGGACTGCCCTTGGGGTAATGGGTGTCAATATGCTTGTTTACGGCTTTGATGGCTTCTTCTTCGCTTTTAGCAATGGTGAAGAAAGATTGCTCACCGTGTCCTTGTGGTTGGAATGCGTATAGTTTCATGGGTTTGGGGTTTGGTTGGTAAGGTTATAGGCTGACGCTGGGGGAGGTTTGGTAAGAACAGAGGCTGACAATTATAC